CAGTTCTTGCTGATACTCGTCCTTCTTGCCGCCCTCGACCGGGATCGGCTGGTTGTTCTCGTCCAGTTTGTTCCCGAACGATGCTTCGTACATGACCCACGCCACGCCGAGACCCGGCAACAGGAGGTCTTCGACGGCGCTGTTCATAAGCTCGTCAAAATCCTCCTCGTTCTTGCAGTACTCGATGCAGCCTTCCAGCAGCAAGGCCCCGGCCCGCGCCGTGTCGTTGGCGGTGTCCTTACTCCGCAGGCTGACGCGCGTTTTCGGCGTCTGCGCGTACAGGTTCGGGCGGATCGTCTCGGTTGACGAGTACAGAATATTGTACTTGTCCTTCGACGCCATTTCGTTCCCGTCGGGCTTTTGCAGCCGGTACGTATCAACTACTTGGTCGCCCGCGTCCCAAAACGTACGGTAGCGCTTCTTGGCGCGTTCGATCTCGCCAGCCCAGTACGCGGTTTGGTTGTCCACGGTCGCGGCATTAGCTGGCATCGGCGCGTTCCTCGAAACGGTAATCGTTGGATTGTTCGTGAGCCGACCATAGATCATCCATGGTGGCGTTTTGCAAGAGCTTTACAGTCTCTTCCGGTGGCGGGGTGGCCCGAGGGCGACGCCACGGACGGGACATAAACCCGTACCGAAGGGCGTCGGGCGCGTGGTCTTCGCCGTCCGTATCGCAGTCTTCCGGGTCGTTGAGATCGTGTTGTAGCGCAGGCAGCGTTCGTATAATATGGACGCACGTGGAGAAGACGTACCACATAGGCGTCCCGACGCCGTAGCCGACTTCGGCATCGCCGTCAATACCGCAGAGCCGGTCCCGTACGATGTCCCAGCCGCCGATACGGTTGTTGTCGGCCTTACGGAAGAGTATACCTTCCATCGCCATACGTTCGGCATGTGACGGCCCCGATTGGTTAGAGTACGCGGACGGGTCGATGACGCCGTACGTAATACGGTCGCCCTTCTCCATTTCCTTGATTTTGCGCGCCACGCGCGGGGCGTCCCAGCGGAGGCCGACGTTCGGTGTACCGTTCCAGCCGTATAGTTCGCGGTACGTGACGAGCGCGCCCGTCGGCAGCCAGCGCCCATCCGGCAGCTCGTACGGCTCCGACACGACGGCGTGCCAAAGGTTCGCGAACGGCGTTGACGAACCCCAATCCATCGACCGAAAGCGGTTCCAATGTGCAGGTATTTTAAAGGGCTGGATGACGTGCTTGGCTTGGCTGAACTCCGGGAAGTACGCGCCAGTTATGACGTTCCAGTCGCCCTCCAGCCATGCGCGTACTAGTTCCGGCGAACCGATCTCGTGCAGGCGAGCGATGTACCCGGGGTCGTTCCGCATCAGGATCAAGTTGTCCTGAACCTTCGACGGAATGTACATGCGCGTGGTCGTCCACGGCAGCTTTTCGAGCTTACCCGTAAACGGATCGAACTGGTCGATCATTTCCGTACTTTCGAGCAACTCCATGCCGGTCGGCGCGGGGTCGATGAAGTACGCTTTTACGGCGTGGTGACCGACGCCACCGGGGTTTGCCGAGCAGCGGATACGTTTAAAGGGCACGCCTTGCGCCGAGCGCAAGCACGCCTTGAGTTTCTTATACGAGTTGAGGTTTGGCCAGTTCGTGAGTTCGTCCCAGCCAATCCACGCGTACTGGTGGCCCTGGTACTTGTCGCAATCGCTTTCCTTCTCGACGTGGCGCATCTTTAAAGTAGCGCCGCTCGGGAACACGAACGTCTTATCTGCGACCTTCCAGATCGCGCCGTATGGAGTATATATCTCCTTGGCGCGCTTGATCAGTTCTTCCAGTTCGGGGTACGAACGACGGAAGATAATACCGGCCCACTTTGGCCCTAGGTGAATGTCCTGTAGGAAGTCACCGAGTAGGAAGTCAGACTTACCGCCGCCGCGCGCGCCGCCGAACATTACTTCGACAACGAACTGCGCGGCGACGGCAAGCGATTGCGGCCCCGGCTGGGGCTCCCATAGCGGCGGCCCGCCGTTGGGGGCTAGGCCGTGTGGTGCTTCTTGGCCGACCGCTACGGACACGTACTAGTCCTGCGAGCCGTGAACGTACAGTTCGTCTTCCGGCAGGGCGACGCGGCCCGGCTGGAACACAGCGCGGTTGAGCGCCATGAACGCCAGTTGAAGCTGTGTGCGACCGACCGCGAGCATACGGGCATCGACGCCGCCACGGTCGGCGATGAAGTGCTGACCCGTACGTTCGCCGAGAAGAACTTCGATGTGGCGCAGCGTGCGTTCCTCCAGCTCTTTAAAGCGATTGACCGCCGCGATGGCTTCCGGCGACTGCGTGGGCTTGTACCCGGAAACGGGCAGGCCCGGAATGCGTTGTTCGCTCATGTAAGTATCCTCTGTGTACCCGACAGGATTGCCGAATTAGTATGTGACTTTGACGCAGTGGTCCTTATCGAACACGTCCAGCACCGCGCAAATGGGCTTACCCCACGTATCGGCGTTGCGGCCCGCGTAATGACTGATCGTCTCGCCGTGCTTCGCGCCGATCAAAGCCGCGCCGACAATATCGGCGGCGATAAGGACGCCGAGCGCCCAGTTGCCGACTTTCTTGGTCAGTTTCATAGCTCGATACCTTTAAAGGGCTTCACTTCCACGAACTCCGCGTCAATCGGCGGCTCGCACATCACGCGGCCAAGCGCCTCAAGCGACATATCCCGGTTAGTATCGGGGGCCGGGAGTGAGCGGTTGATGGTTTGGTCCTTCATCGCCAGCCATTGCTCGTAGTTGTCGGCGCGCGGCATGATATTCGCGACGTTCACCTGCACGTTGACGCCGCCACCCTCGGCTTCCTTGCCGAACTCGGGTACTTTTGCCTTTAAAAGCGTCGTAAGAAGGCCGTCGGAGTAGACTTTCTTCTGGCCGACCACTTCGCCCTTATAGTACACGTCCTCTTCGTAGCCGTGTACGCCGCGCTGGATGGCGGCGCTGATCAGACCTTGAGTACCGACCCGCGCCGCCTCCGTGAGACGCTTATCCACGTCTTTGTCGTCGTTCCGCCACGTATTGACGAACATGAGACTGACGCCCACGACACGGCACGCCGCGAGATCGTCGCCGCAGTTCCGTTGAAGCTCGTTTTCGAGCGCCGTGAGCGTCAGTTCATTTCGCATCGCTAGTTCAGGTCCGCCGTTTCCAGTTCTGCGCCGGTCTGCGCATCGTAACAGGTCGTCACCGCTGTACAGACATTCGACCCGGCAGTTTGTCGGAAGGCGTACCCGCCCGGCGCTTGGTCGAATACGCAGTTGTCGCACTCCGGTAGCGCCTCGTTGTTCCAAGCGAGGTTAGTGTAGCACCGTTCAGCCGGAGTGGTACCGACAGACAGACACCAGTCGTTAAGGCGCTTGACACCTTTAAAGACCACGTTCTTCAGGTACGTCTTGATACCCGCCGAAATCACGCCAGTCCATCCCGCGTTGGTGTAGAGCGTACCGATGGTCTTGTCCACCTCCATGCAGGTGTCTTCGAAGCGCACGAACGCGACGGCGGGGTCTGGGGAGCCGCCGAATTGGCCGAACTCCAAGTGGGCATCGACAGCCGGTACGCCGTCGCTCATGGTGATGAAGCCGCGTTTGGCGGTAACCTTGCGGCTCGCCGTGTCGCCGCCGCCCGCAAGGAAGTATTGCGAAGCGTTCGTGTTCTTCATCATGTAGTCGTTGACTTCGACTTCGCCGTACGTGACGATCATAGCCGCGCCGTCGATCAACGGATGGTTGATAATGAGCTTACACGGCGGGTACTGACCGTCGTTGTTACCCGGCCGCGTACCAACAAAAATCGCCGTGTCCGGCCCGAACTTCGGGTTGTTGAGAGTGACCGTGTACCCCGGAGGCATATCAACGTACAGCGGCCTGTTCGGAACCGTGAAATCGAAGTCGTCCAACACGATGTTCTGATCGACCGCGCCGAAGTAGATCGACGGCGCAATGTAGTCGTACCAGCAGCCTTGCGCTTCCAAGTACGCACGAGTGCTGTTGACAAGCGCGGCGTTGTTACCGACCGCGCCGTTGCAGCGGTAGTCTTCGACCGCTTGGGTACCCGCCGCAACAGTCCCCGGTTGGTAGACGTACGCGGGGTCCAGCAGGGTGCAACACGGCGCGGTGATGTGAACGCCGCCGAGAGTACAGCCGAGCGTGAACTCTGTCTCGTACGTTGACGGCGATATGCCGCGCAGCTTTAAAGTCGTCCCGACGGGGAAGTCCACCGGCACGGTATTGTGCCACGACGCGCCGTTGTCCAGCGAGTAGTCTGTCGTGCCCGCATCGAGCGCCGTAAGCGACGACGTAGTATCGAAGCCGTTGGGCGTGACGGTCCCGGTCGTAACCGTGGAGCTTCGCGCCGCCAGCGAGATCGGGGCGAACGTCAGCGCGTTTGGCGCAGTATCGCCGGTCGGAGGCCCGCCACCGCCGCCAGACCCCCCAGAGCCGAGTTCAACGAGGTTCGCCGCGCCGACAGTATTGAAACCAGCCAGCGGGTAGAGCGGGCCGGTCGGCACGTTCGCGGCGGGTACGTTGACTTTCGTACCCGAGTTCACCCATACGTCAACGCTGCCGTTGACCTTGAGTTCGAAGTTCACCGTGTCGCCGGTACCAAACTCAAGATCGGGGTTGTTCGCGAGGTTCGAGTTGCCGCCCGAGCCGTTCGGACGCCAGAGCGAGCCGTTGTTGCCGTACACGCCCATGCCGTTCACGTCCGCACCGGCCCATGCGTTTGACGCCCAGGAGTGCGACGTATTGCCGAGACCCAGCCACGTATCGCCAGTCGTGTAGCTGACCACGTTGAACTGAACGATGTCGCCCGACGCGAGCGCGTCAACCGCACCGACGTTCCCCTGTCCGCCACCGCCGCCCGCCGTCACGCCGCCGTTAGTAAGCGTGACTTCCGGCGACTTCTTCGACGCGCCGTCCCATAGCAGCGCGGGCGCTTCCGCCGATACGGTGATCGTGAACGGCACAAGGTCCGCCGTAAGCCCGTCGCCGTCCGTGTACCGGATGACGATGTTCGCCGCGACTTCCTCGGTTGTCAGTGTACCGACAAGACCGTTCGTCGCGTGGATACTCGCCCCGGCCGGGAGCGTTCCCGAGGCGAGCGAAAAGCCCGCAGCCCCCGCCGTATGCCCGCCCGTGATCGTCGGCACGAAAGCCAGCGTATCCCCGATGGACGCGGTTGTCGGCGGCGTACCGCTCAGCGCGAGCGCGGCGGCAATTGGCCCGTACGCAACAGAGTACGTAAACGCCGCCGTCGCGCCGATGATGTTGACGCCCTTCGTCCCGCGACGCAGGTACTTGGTCGCCTTGCCGCTCGACGGGGCATAGCTCGCCACCGTGACGCCGATGTCCGCCCAGCCCGTAGCCCCGTCAGCGCTGTCCTGCCAGTTGTACAGGTAGCCGTTGGTGGCGATTGGTGTGTACGAGCCGGGCGTGCCGGTCAGTTGTTGCCCGACCGTCTTGATCCCGCCAATACTCGGCGCGGCTGTGTTCGCCGGTACGACGGTCGGCGGCGAGGCCCCCTGTAAGAGCCGTACCATACTCATGCGCTTCGCGGCGGTCACTAGCCTGCGGCCCCGAAGACGCCAGCCGTACCCGTCGCGCCGCCCGCCAGTTCGATGTAGCAGCCGCCACCGAAGCAGAACGGGATGGCGTGCCACACACCGGCAGTGACCGGCATACTCTCGACCACGATGGGCGACGTGATCAGGTTGCCATCGCGCACGAT